TGGCCTGGGCGACATAATCAAAAATGAGATATCCGTGTCGTTCGGTCGTAACGAGGATAACAAGGCGGCTGATTATGCCGACCTTGCAAAGGGTCAAGGCTTTGAACCTCAGCAAAAACTGAAGGTCGAGCCTATGACTCTAAAAGCGTTAGTCCGTGAGCGTATGGAGGCAGGAAAAGAAATGCCAACGGAACTTTTCAACATTTATGTTGGAAACAAAACAACAATAAAAAGGAAACAATAAACATGAGTAATGTAGCAAATAAAAAAGAAAACGCATTAGCTGCAGTTAATTTTGAAGCTGATGCAGGACAAGGCTTAAACATGACGCAAGAAGATCTTGCGTTACCGTTTTTAAAAGTCTTGGGTCAATTATCTCCCGAGTGTAACAAGAGGGACGCTAAACATGTCGAGGGGGCAGAACCTGGCATGATTATAAATACCGTGACAAACGAAATTTATGACGGCGTTAAGGGGATAGATGTTGTTCCGGTGCACTACAAAAGACAGTACATCGAATGGCAAGATAGAGGTGAGAGTCAAGGTGCTCCAGTAAAAATATATGAAGCTGGAGATGACTTACCGTCAACTACAAGAGACAAGTTCAACAAGCGTTGATATCTATGAAAGCTACTCAATTAAAAGTGAGTAGAAAATGGAACTCAATGATGATGGGTTTAAAGATGCAAGGTAAAAACGGTATGTTCACACCGCCAACATATAGCCACATTTACAAGTTAAAAACCGTACAACAGTCTAACGACAAAGGTACGTGGTTTGGCTGGGACGTGTCTAGAGTTGGACCAATCAGCGATTCGGGTATTTACAAGATAGCTAAAGACTTTGGAGCAAACGTTTCAAAGGGTGAAGTTAAAGTAAAACACGGAGAGCAAGAATCCAAATCCAATTCACCGTACTAAAAACTTCCTAGGGAAGATAGAGGGGCGGTGATGGGAGACTGGACCCGCCCCCAAAAATAATTATGGAAGATTTTAGAAAGATATTTACAGGATTAATGCGAGCACATGGATGCACCTATGTGGACAAGAAGGGTGCCGATGGACTCAAAATAAAAGGTAAATCGTTTGTTAAACGAGAACCAGTTACAGATCTGCTTTGGCAAAACCACCTTAATGGTATTGAACCTGGTCTTGGAATCGTACCTATTAATGAAGATAACGAATGTAGATGGGGATGTATCGATGTAGATCAATACACTCTTGACTATAAAAAAATTATAAACAAGCTACCAATGGGTATACCATTACACGTCTGTAGATCTAAAAGTGGTGGCGCACATATATTTTTATTTACAACAGATTTTGTACCAGCAAAGTTAATGCGAGATAAATTAATGTCGTTGAGTGCTATACTTGGTTTTGGTAATGCTGAGGTATTTCCAAAACAAATTGAATTAAAATCGCAAGATGATACAGGAAATTTTTTAAACTTACCATACTTTAATTGTAAAAATACAACAAGATATTGTTTTGATGATAAAGGTAAAGCAGTTACAATAGATGTTTTTTTAAATGCTGTAGAAGTTAGCGCTCTCACACCAAAAGAATTACAAGATTTAAAAATAGAAAGACCTAAATCAGAACTTAGTGATGGTCCTCCTTGTTTAGAATCAATAATACAAACAGATATAAAAGATTATAGAGACAGGTTAATATATCAATACATACAATATGCAAAAAGAAAATGGCCCGACAGTTGGCAATCTAAAATAAATGCTTTTAACTATAAATATTTTGCAAAACATCCCGAGGGACCTCTGGATGATAGAACAATTCAAGCTAAAATAAAATCAAATGAAAACAAAGAGTTGGGTTTTAAATGTAAAGAAGATCCTTTTTGTAACCACTGCGATAAGAACTTATGTAGTAGAAGAGACTATGGTATAAAAGGTCAAGTTTTATTTCCTGAGCTAACTAATCTACAAAAAATAAAACTAGAAGAACCATATTATTTTTTAAACATTGATGGAGAAAGAATAAAATTAGAGAACGTAGACTATCTATTACAACAAAGACTATTGAAAAGAGCTATCGCTGCACAAACAAATAAACTCATACCCAAAGTGACTGCAAAAGAATACGATAAGTACGTGCAAGAATTGATGTCTAATATGGAGGAGATAGATGCACCTGAAGGTTCTTCAAAACTCGAACAATTAAAAGAACATTTAGAAGAGTGGTGTACTGATAGAACTGCAGAGGGTGCTACCAAAGACGATATAATTTTTGGTAACGTGTGGAACAGTGATGGACATCATTATTTTCAGTTTACACATTTCTTTAATAAATTTTTAAACAGACGTAAGTGGCCTATCAAACACGAAGAGACTTTGACATGGCTAGTACAACAGTGTAATTGTAATCAAGTAAGAATTATGGTTGGTAAGAAAAAAATATCTGTTCTAAAATTAGAACAGTTTAAGAAACAGCAAGTAGAAATTAAACAGAAACCATTTAAGAAGGAGGACGCGTTTTGAAAACTATTGTTCTTGGTCCACCTGGTACAGGTAAAACTACGACCCTGTTAAATGAGGTAGATAAATATTTAAAACAAACAGACCCCAATCGTATAGGTTATTTCTCTTTTACGCAAAAGGCAGCCTACGAGGCTAGAGACAGAGCCATGTCTAGATTTAATTATACAGAAAAAGATTTACCATATTTTAGAACATTGCACTCCCTAGCTTTTCAAAGACTAGGACTTAAAAAAGAGAATGTAATGCAAAGCAGACATTACGAAGATCTAGGAAGAAAGTTAAAAATGAAATTAGATTATCATGAATACGATAACAACGAGAGTGGGTTGTTTAGTACAAACAGTGATGCATTACGTATTATACAATTAGCTAAACTAAAAGGTATAAAACCAGAAGAACAATATAATTTACAACAACATACACAAGATATAACAGAGACAGAGTTCAGACGTATTTACAATGAATTAAACAGATACAAGAAAGAATTTAATTTAATAGATTTTACAGACATGATTACAGAATTTATTAAATCAGACAAGTCGCCAAACTTTGACGTTGTTTTTATAGATGAAGCACAAGATCTATCAAGAACTCAATGGAACATGGCTAAATCAATATGGGACAAGACAAAAGACACATACATAGCAGGTGATGATGATCAAGCGATATTTAGATGGGCAGGTGCAGATGTAGATAGTTTTATTGCACAGACAGGTCGTGTAATGAAACTTGCACAGTCATACCGAGTACCGCAGGTTGTGCACGATATTGCAATGAACATTGTAGGAAGAATAAAAAACAGATTACCAAAAGAGTGGCGACCAAAAATGCAAAAAGGCTTACTTTCATATCATCAAGAATTTAAAGATATTAACATGAGAGAAGGTAATTGGCTAGTGTTAGCAAGAACTAGATTTATGTTAGAAGATTTAGAAAAACAATTACACTCGCAAGGATTGTACTTTGAGAACAAGTTTAAAACAAACAAGGAACAAGACTTGTACACTGCCATAAACGATTGGGAAAATCTTCGTAAAGGTGTGGATATAAATCACGAACAAATATTAAGAATAGCATCTTACATGTCACAAAATAATTTTGAAAAAAATTCTCTAAAGTATTTAGATAAGGATGCAGGATATCAAATGTCTGGACTTAAAGAAAGAATGTGGTTGAAGACAGACAAAGTTTGGTATGAAGCTTTTGATGATGCACCGCAGAAAAAAATAAGGTATATAAGACGTATGAGGGAGAATGGTGAGAAATTAAATTCTAATCCAAGAATTACTTTATCTACAATACATGGAGTAAAAGGTGGTGAGCAGGATAACGTAGTTCTCCTGACAGATCTATCAAGAAGTACACAAAGAAACTACGAACAAAACCCTGACGATGAAAATAGATTATTCTATGTTGGAGCAACTAGAACTAAAAATCATTTACACATTGTCGAACCAAAAGATATATACAAAGGATATAAAATATGAAAACAGAAGACGCTTTACAATTAGCGAAAGAACTTATCATGGGACCTAGAGCAAAAACCTATGGTGATAAAATAGTAAACCATGCAAACATAGCGAAGATGTGGTCGGCATATCTTGATAAAGAAATTACAGCACATGACGCTGCTGTCATGATGGCTTTATTGAAAGTAGCAAGAACAAAATTTGGCGCACCCACGGCAGATACTTACGTTGACGCTGCAGCATACATGGCAATAGCAGGGGAATGTAAGCATGAAAACGATATTTAAACCACAAACAGAGTGGATACCACCAACGGACTTTCCAGATTTAGGTAAGTACGATGAGATAGCCATAGACTTAGAAACAAAAGATCCAAACTTAAATAAAAGAATGGGGTCTGGTTCTGTTGTAGGTGTTGGAGAAGTGGTTGGTATATCTCTTGCCACACATGATTGGTGTGCATATTACCCTATCGCACACGAGGGCGGTGGTAACATGGATCGTAAAATGGTTCTTGATTGGTTTCAGAGTCAAATGCTATCAGACTCAACTAAAATATTTCACAATGCAATGTATGACGTATGTTGGTTAAGATCACTTGGTATAAAAATTAACGGCCAGATTGTAGATACAATGATAGCTGCATCGCTTATTAACGAGAATAGATTTAGATACGATTTAAACGGCATATCAAGAGATTATCTTGGTAGAGGTAAAGACGAGACAGCATTATACGAAGCTGCAAAGTCATGGGGTGTAGATCCTAAAGCAGAGATGTACAAGCTACCAGCCATGTACGTTGGATCTTACGCAGAGCGTGACGCCCAACTTACATTGGAGCTTTGGCAGGAATTTAAAAAAGAAATAATGCATCAGGATATTGAAGACATATTTAATATGGAGATTAAATTGTTCCCTGTTCTTGTTGATATGAGATTTTTAGGTGTCCGTGTAGATCAAGATAGAGCAGCCATTGAAAAGAAAAGAATGGTAGAAGAAGAAAAAAGATTACTTGGTGGCATATACGCTGAAACAGGACAAGAAGTGCAGATATGGGCTGCAAGATCTATTGCCAAAGTATTTGATAAACTTGGTTTACCGTATGACAGAACAGAGAAAACTGGTGCTCCTAGTTTTACTAAAAACTTTTTAGCCAATCATCCACACACATTGGTGCAAGCTATCGCAAAAGCAAGAGAGATAAACAAAGCACATACAACATTTATAGATACGATATTAAAATATTCAGCCAACGGTAGAATACATGCTGAGATAAACCAACTAAGATCAGAGGGTGGTGGCACTGTAACCGGTAGATTTAGTATGAACAATCCAAACCTGCAGCAGATACCTGCAAGGAACAAGGATCTCGGACCACGGATCAGAAGTTTATTTGTACCAGAGCAAGGATGTAAATGGGGTTGCTTTGACTACAGTCAACAAGAACCAAGACTTGTAGTTCACTATGCAGCTTTACAAGGATTCTATTCTGTAGAAGATGTTGTAGATGCATACAAGGATGGTGACGCAGACTTTCACCAGATTGTATCTGATATGGCGGAGATACCAAGAACACAAGCTAAGACGATCAATTTGGGTCTTTTTTATGGTATGGGTAAGAATAAATTACAGGCTGAACTTGGTATAAACAAACTACAAGCTGAGGATTTATTTAAACAATATCATAGTAAAGTGCCGTTTGTTAAACAACTCATGGATGCTGTCATGGATAGAGCACAGCGTAAAGGTAAAGTTAGGACGTTGCTGGGTCGACTATGTAGGTTTCATTTATGGGAACCAAATCAGTTCGGTATCCACAAGCCATTGCCTCACGATGATGCGCTCGCGGAACACGGACCAGGGATCAGGAGAGCATATACATACAAGGCTTTGAATAGATTGATACAAGGATCTGCAGCTGACATGACAAAGAAAGCTATGATAGATCTACATGCTGAAGGCATCATACCACATCTACAAGTGCATGATGAATTAGATATATCTGTACAAAACAAATATGAAGTTAAAAAAATAAAAGAAATTATGGAGTCAACGGTATCACTTGAAGTTCCAAACAAAGTAGATTATGAAGAAGGTGATAACTGGGGCACTATTAAATGAGGATTTATTATGGCATATTTAAATGCAAACATACCACCAGAGTACGCACAAATCAGGAAAGAGTATCTCTATGACCTTAAGAAACATCATGGAGAAGTTGAAGACTGCATTATTTTTGGTCTTTCGGCTATTACAGGGCGTGCCATCCTTTTTCATTGTATTATGGAAAATGGAGCTGTCTTCTACCGTCTCCCGATATCTGCATTCATTCAAAGAGGCTTTAAAGCAGAAGCCGTTCCTAGACGCAGACTTGATGAGCTTCAGTTATGGAATTGTTTCAGCTATTATCCTGCTGTTACTTCTTGGGATATTTTAGAAGCACAAGCCGGTAAATACATTGGAAAAGATAAAAAATGGCATCCAGGCAAATACTTATTTACGGTTGACTTCGCTCACCCAGAGGCTAATATACTTGACACGGACCATTCAGAGATTCCGCACGAGCACAAATGTGCTCACATCATAGCCCTAGACGACGGGAACTATGCAGCACAACCTAACAATAGATGCATTTGGGATATACCTTCATTTACAGT